AACGAAATACAGATTTTTGAGGATAAGCCCGATGTGGATGAACTGAAGCATGACTTCGAGCGGGCAAAAGCAAATTTATCTACATGGATGGATAAAGCGGAAGATGCCCGGGAGGTTCGCTTTAATCAGTGGGCAGGCAAGACAGGTGATGGTAAAAAGAGTGGACCTGAAGCCTTCCCATTCGATGGAGCTAGTGATCTTGATCCTAGCGTTATAAACCCATTAATCGATGGCGATGTTGCCACCCTGACCCAGGCGTTGACTAAGGCTAACCTGGTGGCGGCTCCCGTGGAGAGTGGGGATGTGGCATCGGCCAAGCTAGTTACTGAGTTTCTCCGTTGGCGTATGGGTACGATGGATGAACTGATGAGAGAGTCATCGATTGGGGCTAATTATTTATTGCAGAACGGAGTGACTTTTTTCGGTACTTACTGGAAGCAGGAGAAGACGAGGAAGTTTGAGCCTATTAGTTTGGGGCAGATTGCCGAGCAATCACCTGAACTTGCAATGGCGATAGAAGACCCTGAAATGAAGGAGGGAGTCGAAGAGATGTTTTATCCTATGTTTCCAAAGCTTAAAAAGCGGCGGGTCAAGAAGATGCTTAATGAGTTACGGAAGAATGGTGAGACCGAAATTCCGACCGAAAAAGTGGTCGTAAATCGTCCGGCGGTTAAGGCATATGAGTTAGGCAGGGAACTGATCGTGGACAGCAATGTTATCGATTTGGAATCCGCCAGGAGCATTCACTGCATTCATTATTATTCTCCTGAAGCATTGAAGCAGAAGGTAAACGAGGGATGGGATGAAGCCTGGATTGATGAAGCGATTGAGAAGGCGAAAGACTTTTACGAGGAGAGATACAGCGACTCGGCCATGCATTATGATTATGGCACAAGCTATGGTAATCAGCATTACGAGGGCTTGATTCGGGTAGTTACTACCTATCGCAAGGAGTTGGATGAAGATGATGTTCCTGTTGTTACCAAGACCTGCTGGACGGATGAAATGGATGAAGCAGGATTCCATGAGCCGGTTGGATATGACGAGGGCAGGTATCCATTCGTGTGTATCACGCGAGAGCATTTAAACCATCGTTTACTGGACTCTCGCGGATACCCAGAGTTACTGAAGAGTTATGAGTTGGCGGTAAAGACAGAATTGGATAGTCGCCGAGACCGAGCATCGATGAGCACCATGCCACCGGTGGAATATCAGATCGGTAGACGACCCGAGCGTTTGGGACCAGGAGCACAGCTTGGGGTACGCCGTAGGGGAGAGGTGGGATTCATGGAAATCCCCCGTTATTCGCAAGCAAGCATGGAAGTGGAGATGCAAATCCGCCAGCTATGTAATCGCATCACAGGACGGGCGACTGGACCTGACGATGCGGTGGAGGCAAATGTGATAAAACAGCATTTGGTCAACTGCTGGCTCAGTGGATGGAAGGAAGTTTTGAAGCGGGTATGGTGCTTGGATCGGACTTACAGCGGACCGATGATTTGGTTTCGGGTTACAAATAATGAGCAGGGAGCACAGTTAATTTTGGACGAAACTGCTGAGTTGTATGATTTTAATATTAGCTGGAACTCGATGAACCAGGATGAATCCAAGGTGATCGAAAAGCTCGATACGGTTGGTAAGTTAATGTCGCAGTATGACAGGCAGGGCGTAAGCAGGTTCGACATTTATCTTAGAAAAGTAATTGAGGCAATCGATCCAAACTTGGCTAACGAATTAATCATGCCGACTCAGGAGGCTACCACAAAGGAGATAATTGAAACATCTAACGATATTGCCAAAATCGCATCAGGACAGGTTGTTAACGCCCCTGAAAATGGAGCAAATCCACAACTTAGGCTTCAAGTGTTACAATCGTACATCCAAGGAAGTGAAGCGATACCGGCGACCGATGTGCAGGAACGCCTGCAATCCGATGAAAACTTTGCGAAGAGACTTCAGACATATGCTGGTCAGTTAGAATTTCAGCAACAGCAACAAATGAACGCTAGGATTGGCCAACTAGGGACAGCCCCCGGCAATGTACCAGGTACATCGATGGCCGCTTAATCGAAAGGAATAATATCATGCCATACGGAAAAGGAACTTACGGATCGAAGGTTGGACGGCCTTCCAACAAAGCTAAAGCAATGGGACGGAAAAAAATGAGTCCGACTGTTAAGAAATTGCTGAAGAAGAAAAAGAAAAAGTGAGTAAAACTTATCGAGGCATTTCGTTTGACGGCTATAATAAGCCCAAGCGAACACCTAATCATCCGAAAAAATCTCATGTCGTTTTAATAAAAGACGGAGGCAAGGATCGGATGATTAGATTCGGACAACAGGGTGCAAAGACTGCCGGTAAACCAAAAACAGGTGAGAGTCAGGCGATGAAGAAAAAGCGAGCATCGTTCAAATCTCGTCATGGTAAGAATATAGCCAAAGGTAAAACTTCGGCGGCTTACTGGGCAAATAAGGTGAAGTGGTAAGATGCCAAAAGACGCTTGTTACAAGAAGGTAAAGGCTCGGGTGAAGGTATTCCCGAGTGCTCGGGCATCGCAACAAATCGCCAAGTGCCGGAAGTCCAAAGGACAGGTTCGCAAGACCGCCAAGGGTACATCGTTGAAAAGATGGGGATCAGAGAAATGGCAGGATACACGGACCGGCAAACCATGCGGTCAGGGTAAGTCTAATGAATACTGCCGGCCAACCAAAAGAGTTTCGAGTAAAACACCCAAGACCAAATCGGAGATGAGTAAAAGCCAACTGAAACGGAAAAAGGCTGAGAAATCGAAGGTGGGAATGGGCAGAAGAGTAAAACCCGTAAGAAGGAAAAAATGACATTATCAGATGCAGTTGCCGGACTCGGTGAGCAGACCGAGTGGGTAGTGATTAAGGATTTTATTAAAGAACAGAGGGATATGTGCCTGGTCGATTTTCAGGACTATACTCATGTGGACAATCCGCAGAAGCTTGCCCGTCTATCGGGAGAGATTGCAGGACTTACCCGAATATTGGAGGCGTTGGATAATGCCGAAACTGACACCCCATCAGCAATTTAAAAACGCCCACAGGGCATTGATCAATCGTTGGATCGAAGAGTCTGACATTGAGGATACTGAGATCGCTAAAATCGCTATGGAGGATCTCGAGGAGTGGTTGGATGAGGATGTTGTCGATTTCGAGTGCGATATGGTGCTCGATGATGATGACGATGATGAAGAGGAAGGGTAGCCTCTACGAGCAGAAGTTTTTTTCGGAGGCACTTGAACATGGACTAGAAGTCTTTGTGCCTCTTGGCGATTACCTGCCACAGGATTGCCTGGTGATGAATACGGCGGGCAAGATATTTAAGATTCAGATAAAAGGAACTGAGAGTAAGTCGAAGGATAAGGCTCGGGGTGGATTAGGCCGGTATATGGTAACGACTTCCAGCGGATCGACCGGCAAAGAGTCGATAGACTGTACAAAAGTGGACATATTGGTGGCATATGTCGAAGATGAAAACATTTTTTATAACATCCCATGCATGGAATTAGATGGGGCCAAGAGGATTGGGTTATATCCTCACAACCCTGATTCTAAAGCCAAGCATGAGAAATTTAAGGACAACTGGAAAATTTTTCGGGCTACCTGACAAAACTGCTTTTAAAACTGCTATAATTGTCACTGGCGGGGCATATCTGCTCCGCAGATACAAGCAAGAGAGTGCGAACTCTACTAACAAACGCAGAAATCATGGCAGAAACAGTTATAAGCGAGGCTCCGGCTGAACAATCGGGAGCAGAAAACAATCAAGTACGAGGCCCACTATCGGTGGAAGATTTGGCGGCAAGTTTTGTCGAGCAGGTCGAAACGGATCAGGAGGCTCAACAGGCGGATGAGGCTAAAGCGGAAGTCACCGAGACTCCCGAAGAAGCAGAAGCATCTGCCGACCAGGATGAAGATGTTCTTTCACAGTCTGTAACCGAAGAATCTGAAGAAGAGGAAACGGAGGAGGATACCGAAGAGGAAGAGGTTGAAGAAGAGGCGGAAGTCACTTCAAAAGGGATGAAGAAGACATTGAAACAAATCAATCGTCTGACTGCCCGAGCGAAAAGTGCGGAAGAAACCGTCGA